CCAAAGCGTCCGCGCTGAGAACGTTGGTTTGACCACCAACGCTAACAGCGGTTAGCTTCAGGCGTTTCAACACCACTTTCTTGTCAACCGGACCACCGAACGCGAATTCCCCCGCGTCCAGTGAATCCGGCAACAAGCTGACTTGCGATGCAGTCAACGCAGACATAACTTAGAGGGTAATTCCTCCGAGGTCGCCGACGAACTGGAACGCTTCTGGATAAGGGAACTCGAAGCCACCTTCGGTCAACCATTGATCCTTCCGCTTGTCAGCATCGTTTTCCTGAATCATGGCTTCGATGTCCGTGTCGCTGTCAGTCAGCGGACGGAAGTTCATGTAACCCAGGTCGATATAGAACGCGGAGTTCCGGAACGCAGGGTCATTGAACAACGGGTGAGTCTTGTAAAAGACCGTGCCCGCATTCGAGTTATGTTTAATCATCTCGAAGTCGAATCCTTTGAATCCGTTCTCGCGAAGGCTAGTGAACTGGATCTGGCGCTCAAACATGTCAGCGACACGATTCAAGTAACCAGGACCGCACAAGCAGAGCTTGCTCCAGTCGGTAGCGTTCGTCCGTTCGAATACACGGGAGTTCAGTTCATTGAACTCAGCCTTCGTAATAGTCGCACCGGCCAACTTGATGATGCGCTTGTTCGTGTAAGTCACCCAGTCGGTTTCCGCAGAAACGTCGGCCTGACCGTACTCGATTGCACCACCAGCAGCAACGCTGCCCTTTTCCCACTGTTGCAAGAACCACATCAACCCACCGGTGAACCGGCGAGAGACAGTGTCTCCTGTGGACGGATCCACCGCAGTGGTCTTTCCTCGTTCACCAAAGAACGCAGCAAGTTCCAACTGAGACATGTGATCAATACCATTGTCGAAACAAGCTTCCTTGTACGCGCCAGTTTTGTCATAGACAGTTGGGGCTTTCAACGCCGTGCGGGTGAGCTCAAACGCAGTCTTGAAGATTTGCGTATAGTTAACCGCTTCGTTCGGGAATTTAATCCGGCCGGAGCGAGAACGCGCACCTTCAGAGAACGCCGAACCCATCGCGTAGATATGCTTGCCAACAGCAGCCGCAGCCACGTTGAGAAGGTCAGCCTGTGCGGTGACGAGTTCCAGTTCCACATAACCACTGCCGACCACAGTCACACGACCAGCGATATCGGTATACGACGTTGCCGTCGGACCAGTAGCGCTGACACCCATGTTGAACAGTTTTACAACCGTATCAACTTGGAAGTCAGAAGCGTCAGTGACATACAGCCGAATAGCACCCATAGCAGCAACATCAAAGTTACCATTACTGTCGCCACTTGCTGTGGTTACACCGGCCGTAGTAAACGGACCAGTCTTGTTCCCCGAAGTTGCGGGTCCAGCTACCGTAGTAGTCTTGATCGCAGCCCAGCGTTTTTCCTGCCAGCCGAACTCAGGGATCGGCGTTTCATCGTTGTCCATCATTGACAGCAAACCGACCAAAGGAGCAGTGCCGTTCGGGAAATTGTGAAAAATCCTCCGACGGGTGTTCTTGGACCAGTAGTTGTCAATTGTTTCACTGGATGTAAGTCCTAGTGCCATTGTGTTATTTCCTTTGTGTTGTTGTATCTAGCTGACAGGAAGGACCGTTAGACCTTACCGAGGATGCCCATTGCTTTGGACTGTCCTTGGACAGAATCACCCGCTCCGCCTCCGCCACCACCCCCACCCGGTGTAGTTACCGGAAGGGTTGGCTGCTTAGACACAGGTTTGCCGGCAACAGCGGAAGCTGCGGCCAGTTTGAATTCGGGGTTGGTTTGTTGAATTACTGCTTCGACCCCGGAGGCGATGGCAGTAAATAAAGACTTTTCGTCCTTAAATTGGGATGTATCAAGAGAGTTACCTACGGCGGCAAGAATTGGCCGTAGAGCGGGATTGTTAAGTTGCTCGTGAGTTTTGAAAAAACGGGATTCTTGTGCCTCCACTTGTTGTTGCTGATGCGCGGTAAGTAAGGGAGCATATTGCGAGTCCACGTTAGACTGCGCTTGTTGTAAGCGAGCTTGCATGACAGTATCAACGTGCTTAGTAATTCCGTCACGCATACGCTCTAGTGCAGTCTTCTGCGTGTCCAAATTTCCAAACTGGGTCATGAAGTCCTCGTCGATATCGAAAAAGTTCAACATCTTCTTGGCTTCTTCCGCAGTCATCGGAGCTTTCGCCTGTTCGGCAGGGGCCTTTGGCATATACCCTTTGAGATGCTCGCCGAACTCAGCGGCCATCGCCTTAGCGTCGAAAGGCGCAACTTCAGGAGTAGCCTCCTTTGGGTCAGGAGTTACTTCCGACGTTGGCTCAGGGGTAATCTCCCCCAAGACCTCTTTCGCGCTTCCGCCGTGATTATCGTCTGCTTCCTCGTAAAAAGGAAGGAATTTATACTTTAATGGATTCATGTTATTGTTTGAATTTCGTCAATTCGTGTGCAGTCTCAGCGATATTGCTAAGATTCGATTTGAGAGTTTGACGGGACTCTTCAAAAAATGTAAGAAATGAGGACGTTGTATCCCGGTTTCCATGGAGTTCTGAAAGTGCTGCAATCGCCTCGGGCGTGCTCGGACGGAGTTCTAGCAACTGTTGCTCCAGGATTTTCACGTCTTGATTCAAAGTGAATAAAAACGATTGGTAATACCCCGAGGACAAGAACGTGTCCAACTCTACGAGCTGGTCTTCTAGTTGCTTTTTGCTTTTCTCTTCACTCATACTGGAACTCCTGGTTGAGGCGGAACCCCCGGTTGCTCCGGCATGACCATCGGCGGCGGCATCGTTCCGGGATCGTAATTAAACCGCGAAATATCCACCCCGCCGCGAAGGTATTGCACCTGACCAACGAGCTTCACAGGGTCCATTGTTTGCGTAACCTGTTGCGCTGCCATAGGATTTGCCTGGAAGAGCAAGCCTAACAACTCCTGAATACTCTGTGCCATGAAACCTTTTTCCGACGCCAAGGTCGAATCGAAAGTAAAGAAATCATCTCCACAAATAACCTCTTCCGGCGTACCCTTAAACGCAGCATACCGTGCTTCCAGGTCTTCCACTTGACCAACAATGCGCTGAAATTGTTCAATAGAAAGTGCCTGCCTATGGTTCGTTAGCATCTGCTGTCCGAGTGGCGCATACGAACCTTCCCAAATCAAATGCCCGTGCATTTTCATTCGTCCAGCGGCACCCGCATTTACATTACGGCTTTCCGTAGCAGACCGGCGACCAGGGGCATACTGGCCCATCGCATTCCCGTTTACTCCCGTCACCACTTCCATTAACCGGGACAAGCTCTCAACGTCGGCAATGTGTCCCGCTGTTACGTCTTGCACTTTCAACTGCGAAACAGCCTTCTCTCCAATCAGAGGGTTCGTTCCCGAACGCAAGTAAATATCCCCTTCACCATCAAGGCTTTTCGTATCAACCACAGACGGATTGATAATCAAGCGGTTGCCGATGACTCTGCGGACGGAAGAAATACGTGCGTTAATGAACCAGGACATAATATCCTGCAACCTGTAAATTAGATCTGCCAAGCCGTCCGCGATAGTCTGCTCCATGTCAGGAGTGAACAAGCCTACGGTAAAGGAAAACTGTCCGTGCCAAGTGCCTGCTGGTTCCAGTCGGATGATCCTTTGGTCATTCGCAATCCAAAGATGATACATAACAGGAAACGTCTCCGGACCAAGAGGCTCATCCCCGTCGACCATGAACTTACTCGGAACAAGCTTAATCTGAACTTTGGTAACAACGCATAACGCTTTCGTATTCGTCGCAGAAAAGTTTTGTCTCCAGTCGTTGTCGATCCTATTGTTAGAGCGTAAAGTTCCACCACGGGAAGACATCCAGTTAACAGAAGCAGCAGGAATATGTTCCACACCAGCAACTTCCCCGTTAGTTTGAAGCTGATACAGCTCTTCCATCGAGTACTCTTCTTCGCTCGCACAGAACCGACCTTTCTGGAAATCCACAAGCGGGTATGCTGTGTCAGGAAAGAAGCGATACGGAGAAACGTTCCGAACATAATTACCCTCGAACCGAACGAACTCTTGCCAACTAGGTTCCCCTTGGAGACTTGCAGTAACGCCGAGGATATTCACCTCAACTGGCGGAGGAGTCACGAACACATTCGCTATTTCCTTTGTCCATCCAGTTTCAAAAATGCCTACGCCAAAGCGAGCAATGTTTAGCAAGTGCTGGAATGTTCGGAGATTGAACTGATTCCGTTTGCAATCCCGATTCACAATCTTTTCCGCATCCTGCTGTTTGGTCCCGTGATCTTCGTTTCCACTCGGATCGAACTCGAAGAACATTGCATTTTGATTATACAAAAGGAACAAAAACGAAACAAAAGTTTGAACCTGTGCGTAGGTGTGAGGCACGACTAGCTTTTCCGGCTGGCCACGATCCGCTGCTTTCTTGTCAGCTTCGTCCTGTGCACGTTCGCCACGATAAACCTGGTCCTGCAAATCCCAATCCAAATACTTGGACGACATTTTCAACCGCGATTGCTTCATCAACGCTAAAGCATGAGTTAACAATGCCTGGTGTTCTTTCGTCGGCTCGCCTTCTTGTTCGAGTAATTTTTTGATGTCGTCGGTCATAGCTTTAACAAAGTCTTGGCATTAAAAAACCTGCGCTGATCTTCTCCGTAAGAGATATTCGTTGTCCGTTTTGGCCGCATATCCTCGTCTTCAGGACGAGTTATATACGCACAGCCGTGAACAATCGCACGATAGAGATTTTCCATCATATGGTCTTTTTCGTCTTTTGGTTTATTCTTGTCCCCGTCATAGACGTAATAAGAAAATTCTGAAATGGTCTCGCGCAAGTTAGGAGAGAACATAATCGTAGGTTTACCGTCAGCCCCACGCTCTTTCAATCGTTCTCTAACCATGTTGATCCCCAACCGCAAATCTTTACTTGCTGGCATGAAATAAATTCCATACTTACAAAGCTCATCCACAATGGATTCTCTTGTAACCGGATTTGGAATAACTGCCAACGGGTCAATGTAGTATTCCGGGACGAAATATCCACCAACACGATCTTTCAAGTCCGTAATGCACGGATGGATTAAGTTCTCCGAAAACATTTCATCATAAACATAAAGTCTTCCCTGTGGGTCTGTGGCAAAATACAGGATTGCTTGCGGCAACCGAATATGATAATCCCACCAAATCCGAATGGTATAGTTTTTTGGCGGAAGATGGTAAGCTTTCCAGCCAAGAGGAACTTCCTGGAGAACGTGATCGTCATGAATAAATTCTTTGTAAATTCTGCCCGACATTCCTAGTGGATGGCCAAAAAGGCGACAGTCCTTTTCATCTTGCGTAAGAGAAGATTCAAATTCCGCAACTCCAGCTTCCTCCCGGTAAGGGTTATCATAAATAGACCCGGTAATGATATATTTTGTTTCAAACTCTAACCCTTCTTCCGCATCCTTAATCGGAGCGTCTGGATTCGGCGTGAACTTAGTATTCATCCACATCTGATCTAACGGAGTGCAAGTAAACCAATACGAACCGTTACGATCCATCAACCCGCGGGCATGAGCCTTAAACATTTTTTCGATACAAGGTTCATCGACATGGATAAAGTCCCAATCAGCGGACTCCGCAGAGAGCTTGTTTCGTTTGTAAGCTTCAATAGTATCAATAGTCAAAGTCGAACTACCTCCGCCGAACTCATCCGGACGAAGGATTTCAACCTGCTCGACGTAACCGCCTTGCGTAGTTGTAATTCTTCCAATCGACAACGCAGGCAAGAACCGAAAAAGTTTTCCAAGCTGTTCGTGAGACCCATCCCTATTCGTAAAGATCCGCTGGCTAACACCCCAGTCGGCAACAATCAAAAGACCTTTGACAGGTCTGTTTGGAATTCCCGCACGAATAAACGGATGATCCGCACCGCCTTCGTGCCGCACAGCAACATTCCGCTCGCCATCATAAATATCGAATGCGTCTTTATACCAGACACGTCCCCCCATGCACCAAGCAATGTCCTCACAGATACCGCTTTCGCTCTTGCCGAAACGGTTGCCTGTTCGCAAATACCGACCAATAGCTTTTGCAGTATGGAACTTGTGCTGCTTCAAATGCGGGCGATAAAAGTAAACGCCATACTTTTCTTTCAGTTCCTGGATACGACGAAGCCTTGCATTCTCCTGACGGAGTTCTTGCAATTTTACGAATGCTTCGACTTTAGAACTCATTAGATAGAAACTCCAGAACCGGACCAAGTTGCATTGGACCCACGGGTGTCAATGTGAACAAAGCCGCTGTAATGGCCAAGACCGCCTTCAAACAGACCTTCTTTCCGGTATTTTTTCAAAAGCGAATAGACAGTGATCGGACTTGTCAACTTAACTGTAATATCACACGCGGTGAATTCGATATGTTGCGAATAGCACACACCGCCAATAGCTTTGTTGTAAGCAGGTGAGCGATAAATAGACAGAAGACGAACGGGCCGGTGCAAGTCTCGACGCAAACGGTCAAGAACAGTAAGCGTGGGGATGATGTTATCCCAAATAAGTTTTGGCGGTTCTGTGTTTAATCGCAATGTGCTATCCCGCCCACCACGGAAGAAAACCTCCAACGCAGAAAAGTGCCGGATGTCATGCTTGTCCAGAAATTTTTGGAATTGTTCGATGTTAGTCATTAGAAAGTGCCTTTGGTGCTGAACTCGAAAGTTGGAGGAAAGACTGGGACGGGCCAGCCGGATTCTGTTTGTGTCCATTTAACTGCAATACGGCCTTGTGCATTCGCGATAAATTCGCGGCAAAACGTAGTCTGCTTTTCTCTGGGAACAAGTCGCAAAATGTCATCGGGTATGGAGCCTTGGAAATCATTATAGCGATTTACTTTGAAGACCATCGTTTGCCTTTTACAACCTTAGCGTTAGGATTAAACGGTCCGCCAGGATTGCTTCTAGTCTTGATTTCTTCCTTCGCATTGAAACGACCTTTGATTGTTCGATAGGTGGTGTAAACTATACCAAGAGCTAACAGCGCATCAGTTACTGGCCCTGCTAATTCACTCAGGTCTTGTTTGAAAAAAATCGTAGCAAGAGCCATGAGTCCTGTGACCAAGGCGAATAGAATTGTGCGTGAAGCGAACCAACTCATTAGATTTTGTTTCTTGCTTTGAGATTTTGGACAGCGAGTTCCACCGTCGCATTGACGACCGAGGTGGACGCCTGAATTCCGGTAGCAATGGCCCGCGCTTGGATCTCGTCAACGGCTTGCTTGCGCTTGATTTCCCCGGTGGCCTTGCTGTCTGCAAGAGATAGGACAACATCAAGAGCGATGGGCGCGAGTTGCTCCAAGAGGGTTGCCGCAGACGATGCTAGGATCGGCGCGAGGAAATTAAATAATGCAACGGATGAGCCAGTAATCCAGGCCCAGAGTC